GCAAGACCTGCGCCTTGTTGAGATTGAAGTGCTAGTTTTTTGTAGAGCAAAAGCCATTTTTTCACCTCCTACGATTCTCAGTTGTCTGGGAAGAAGGAGTAAGCTCCCTTAATTTTTTTTCAAGAGGCATCACTAGTAGTCTTGTTTTTGCTGTCTCTAAAGCTGTGACACATAGAGCCGGGTGTAACTTGGCCTCTTCAGCTAGTTTTAAAAAATCTTCACACAACTTGTCGCATAATTTAATCTGTTCTTCCATGATGGTAATCCTTTCTAAAAAACTATCATATATGATATAAAATCAATGTCAAATCGTATCATATATGATCCTTTTGTGCCGATCTTTTTGCCGATCTTTTGCATGAATTTTCAATGAGATTCCATGCACCCAATACTACATCTTGTGTTATACCTAAAAATGGTATACTATATCTAGTGATTGCGGCCCTCGTCAGAGCTTAACCGTTATCCAGCGTAGTGGCGCTGAAAATATTCCACAGAATTCGGCCCCCATCATTGGGCATAACCAGTTCGACAAGTAGGTAACCCTACTCCACGAGCTAGGGTTTTATGTTCAACTGAATGGGAGATCGCCGAAAATGTCGATTAATCTATCAAATGACCTAGTCAAAATCTTTATTGACGAAGTCCACCAAGTCTTCCAAGAGTCTGGAATTCTGCGTGACACTTGCCGCATGAAAATTGTTAAAGGTGACCGCGCTCAATTCCCTGTTCTTGGACAGATGATTACGCAGGAACGTACTCTAGGTACGAAACTGCCTATTCAAAATAAAGACCACACACCGATTACAATCATCACTAAGAACTTCACTGGTTCTGCGATGGTTGATAATTTCCTACAAAATCAGGTCAACTTCGACGACCGTCAAGAAACAGCAAAATCATTAGGAATGGCTCTAGGCCGTCGTCTTGACCAGCTGATTATTGACGCTCTAGTTGCTGCGTCTGCTGCTAAAACTGTTCCAGATGACGTTTCTGGCGCAGCCGACAACCTGACTGTATCATCACTTCGTAGAGCTGCGAAGCTTCTGAACGATGATGGCGTTCCAACTGCAAACCGTTTTGCTGTTGTTTCTTCATCTGGTCTTGAGCACTTGCTTGAAGATTCAGAAGTAACTAGCTCTGACTTCAACACGGTTAAAGCACTGGTCAACGGTGAAATTGATACCTACATGGGTTTCAAATTCAAAATGATCGGTACTCGTGTCAATGAAGGTGGATTGCCAATCGCGACAAACGCCCGTACATCTCTCGCTTTTCATAAAGATGCTATTGGTTGCACGATCAACATGGACATGACTGTCAATATTGACCGTCTGCCTGAGTTCGACGCTGATCTTGTCACAGGTAAGCTTTCCGCGAACGCTGGTGCAATCGACAATCTTGGTATTGTCGAAATTACAACTGACGAATCGTAGGAGGTGAAAAAATGGCTTTTGATCTACAAAAACTAGCACTTCAATCTCAACAAGGCGCAGGTCTTGCAAATCAGTGGAGCTACGAAGCTCCGGTTGATTTGATTGCTGCTATCAATACCGCTGCATACTTTAACCTAGCATCTGACCGCCTAGCGGTTGGTGACCGTATCTGGGTAAAAGATGGTGGTGGTGTTCTAGCTCAAGTGATTGTGCTTACAAACGCTGCTGGTGTAGTCGACGTCTCAGACGGTGTCGTACTAGCCGCTACTGACGGAGACTAGTCCCCCGTAGCTAGTCTATTGCGGGAAGTATGTAACTCATCCTTCCATACTTCCCGCCTCTTTTTAAGGAGTAAAGATGGCTGAAGCCGATCAGGTAAAAATTTGCAATGTAGCTCTCATCCTCGTTGGCGCGGATGAGATTTTAACATTTGCGGATGAAGTTCGTGAAGCTAAGGTCTGTGAAGTTTTATTCCAAGGTACTAAAGATTCTATGATTGCTGCTACCGATTGGAAATGGGCGCGTAAACAGGTACAGCTAACCAAGCTAACTACCCCGCCAACAACTATTGACGAATTTGGACACGAGAATGCATTCCTGCTTCCGGCCGACATGATCCGCCTGATTGCAGTTGACCAGCCTTCAGACAACTTCACTATCGTTGGAGAGAATTTAACATCTAATAGAACAGATGTTTTCATCCAGTACACACACTCTGTTGATGAACTTGAATTTCCACCAGCATTCAAACGCGCACTTGAATTCGAATTAGCGGCCTTACTTTCTATCGCCCTAATCGAAGACGCAAGTAAAGCTGAACTATGGCAAAACAAAGCAAACAACGAATTAAAGAAAGCCCGTCTCCTCGATGCACAGACAGTCCCAGCGAGAACACCGGGAGGCCACGTATTCGTCACTACAGCCGTGAGGACTTAGAATGCCAACTGTCAAAGTACCTTTACCGGGATGGCCAGCGGGTGAAGTCTCAGACGAACTCGAAGGTAGAATTGATCTTGAAACCTATTTTAAGTCTGCTCGTCGCATCCGTAATTGTTATGTTGATGATAAGGGTTTTATTTTCCGTAGAGAAGGGTTAGAATTTATAAGTCAAACACCATCGGATCAGGTGGTGAGATTAATTCCTTTTGAGTTTAACGATGAGCAAGTATACCTATTCGAATTCACGCCGGGACAGCTCCGTATCTTTGAAGACGATGTTGTCATTCAAACGATTACAACGGCTCCGATCGACGGTCTGTCAGCCGCAGAAATCCAAGGAATGGACTTCACACAATCAGCCGACACTCTAATCCTTGTCCACGCGGATGAAACACCAATTTCAATAACTCGTACAGGCGCCAGCACATTTGCTGCGGTTGAGATTGCCCTGACAAATATTCCTAAGTTCACATTCATTGACACAGCCGGGTCAGGTACTGACGAGATCATGCGTCTTGAGGTTACCTACAGCGGAACAGAGGCTTCGTTCTCACTAATTCTTGAGGGTGAAAAAACTGACAGCATGACATTCTCTTCAACAGGTGGCGCCGCTAATGCGACAATCCTTGAGACAGCTTTCAGAGATCTATCGATAACTTCAGCGACCGGGATCACAGTAACCAACACAGGGAACACAATATATGATATCACCTTCGGCACAGATGACGGAGATAAGGACTGGATCACTCCTGAAATTGTTGACCGTCTGGGGTTCAACTCTATTAGTATCGGTTCGACGACTCAAGGCGAGCCTCCTCAGGAAGACGTCTGGTCAGTCACGCGGGGCTTCCCGGTATCAGTTACGTTCTTCGAAGGAAGATTGTACTTTGGAGGATCAGGATCAAGACCTCAGACGCTCTGGGGATCTGTTGTGGGTGACTTTTTTAACTTCAACGTAGGTACCGGGCTTGACGATCAAGCAATAGATGTTACGATTGATGATGACGAAGTTAACGCTATCACATCGGTATTTGCTGGGCGCTCATTACAAATATTCACTTCAGGTGGTGAATTCTCTGTATTTAAAGACCTCGATAAGCCGATTACGCCTACAGCTATTAATATTAGAAAACAAACCCGACACGGCTCAAAAGCGGTACGTCCAGTCAGCATTGACGGCTCAACTGTCTTTATTGAAAAATCTGGAAATGTCATTAGAGACTTTGTCTTTAACGAAGTGGAACAATCCTTTAATGCACCGAATCTCTCAGTACTTGCATCAAGCCTAGTTAGCAACGTTTCTAGAATGGCCGTACGCAAGAGCGTAGACGATGCTAGTATCTCCGTCACATTCTTCATAAATGATAACGGGACTGTCGCTATACTCAACAAGCTGCGTGAGCAACAACTCCGCGCTTTTTCTCTCTTCACCACGCAAGGTAACTTTGAAGATGTGGCTGTCTTGGGGTCTGATGAAGTTTATTTTGCGGTACAACGTACCGTCGATGGTAATACTGTCCGCTTCATTGAGAAACTCAACCGTACGCATTTTCTTGACAGCTCGGTTATTGACACTAACGGAACGCCGACAACGACGTTTACAGGATTCGATCATCTTGATGATGAAGAGGTAAATGTTGTTGCCTCCCTAGAAACTGGTGAGTTACGTGGTCCACTCCTTGATAATACATCAACAACAGGGACGATCACAACAGAAATTCCAGTCGAGGAAGTCGAAGCCGGGTTCTTCTTTGCAGGACTTATCGAGACATTACCCATTGAAGCGGCCTTACAGGGTGGCCTACAGCTGGCCGGAGACTTTAAACGTCTGGTGTCTGTTCTTGTCAGAGTTGATGAGACGAGAGATATGATCGTACAAACTCCCACGGGTAAAACATTTAAACCAGCTCTAAGGACTTTCGGGTCCGAAGTGCTAGACCAGCCAATCCCGTCAATTACAGATTGGATCGAGGTCTTTCTATCAGGTGTCAAAAGAGATCAGACAGTAACAATTACACAGGAAAAACCGCTTGAGTTTCGGGTCTTGAGCTTAATGGTGAGGGTATCAATATGAGTTTCGTAGCAGTACCAGCTTTAACAAGTATCGGTGTATCGGCTTATCGAGGTCTTTAAATACAGAGAATTCACCA